GCAAACATATTCCTTGCACGTTTGACCTTGTCTGTGAAATCCTTGTAGGTAGTTAGGTGCAGGTTCATGCCCCATGTATCGGAGGCATATTCCCGCAACTCTTTTTCACCGAACGGCCAATCCTGTAGCGAATAGGCCGGAACAGCATAAACAGCCCTGAGCGGTTCGTAATACTCAGAGGCACGGTTCTGCAATTGGAGGGTGGCAACATCGCCGGCTGCAACACCAATAAAATACTCCCCGCCGTATAGCCTCCAACCGGCTACTGTCGTCTCGACTGTATCGGCTACGGCATCACACGACAAGGGGGCGCTGTTCACCTTCTTGCGTGTCGTGATGTTGTAAGCCGTCACATCAAGTTCGCCGGTCTGCTTCGCCTCAACATCGATCAATTCAACCTCACACACAACGCCACGGGGAACAGTTAACCAATAACCAACCTGTGAAACTCCGGTCGGTGCGACACTATCCCGGTCAAACAATGGCGGCTCTGTATATAGCGGCCTTGCATCGATCAGATCTTTTCGTCCACCCAGTTGCATCCGGCCTGTAACGGCGTGCAGTAGTTTCGAGACTGACTGATCGTTAAACGCTGTGATATATGCGTTGAAGTCGTCGTCGTCTGTTAAAACCAACTGGTCATTGATGCAACTGACAATGTTGCGCAAATTGATCAATCCGCTTGCACCGTCAAAAGTCAACCCGGAATCACTCCGAAGGTTCAGTTCGTCCAGCTCAGGCAGGTCATCCCCGCTCTGTTGGATGTAGCCTACCAATCCCCGCAGCGCTGTTTGTATTTGTGTGATGTTGAACATGATAGTAGTTTATTTACTGGTACCGTATTTCCATATCCATTTTGACCGGATCGCAGATTTATTCGTTCCGGTGTTCAGGACGTAAATACGGTAGTAGATGTAGGGCGTTGTGGTAAGTTCGTACACCTCCGCTTCGTTATTCGCAGGTTTGAGCGTTATCGTCTTGAGGGTGTACCAATTTACGTTGTCGATCGAGGCCTGAATCGCAAACGTCGGAGCAATCGCAGTGCCGGAGACGCTATCCAGTTCAACCTGAATCAGCATGTGCCAGTTACCGCCAATCACCGTGGGATATGCCCATGTGACTGTATCGGTGTTGGTAACCGTATCGGCAGTGGTATAGGTTCCACGTTGCGCCTGAACCTCAGTTGGTGCGATCACGGCGAACATAACCGCAAAAGCAAAAAGCAAAAAAATCAACTTTTTCATTTCTGTTTTCCTTTCTGTTAATGATTAGAGTGAGAGCCAGCCAGCTTTGAAAACCGGAGAGGCATTTGCAGTGCTCATCGGAGCGATCACCGGCGCAAGGTCAACACTGATCTCAACCTCCACGTTCACATCCTGGCGTTCACCAGCTGCGGCGTGGTTGTCAGCGCGTGCCTTGTATTCATGCACGGCGAAAGTCAGGCCAGAACCCAACGGGTCAGGAATCGAGAAGTATTTACCAACTTCGTCCTGGTATCCGTCAAGGTTCAGCTTCGGGATCCATGGCATGATCCCAACAGTTCCCTCTTCGAAGATGTAGCCCGATCCGGTGTAACCGACCGTGGCGATTTCCTGGGAGTTGAATCCCATGAGGCCGTCCAGTTGCCAGAACAGGTTTTCAGAGTTACCCTGTCCTTGTTGGATAAGGTAGTTTGCCAACTGTTGAAATGCTTCGGAGTGTACAAAGTACATGTTTCCGCTGTAATACTGCTGGCGCATGAAGCCACGGATCCGCTCAAATACCAGCTTTTCGTCTGCATTGGCCACACCGAAAATGTGGTTCGCAGCATCCCATGTGCCGCCGTAAGGCGTCGCACCGGTTACAACCTGTGATTTGCCGGCGTCAAGAATAGCAATCAGAGCGGTTTCGATAGCGCCGTGAATGTCAATCGCAGCGGAGCGGATCTGTGCAGCCACCATTTCGGCCAAGGAGAAGATGTTGCGGTCGCCTTGTTTGATTGAGTACTTAAACGGAGCCACATAAGTTGTGAAGGTTGCGGTTGCCTTTTTGGAATCATTGATATTCCCAGGGTGAGTGGCAGAACGGTTTCCGGCTGCTCCGCCAGTTGATTGTTTGGTCAACAGATTGACCTCTACAGCCTGCGAATCGGATTGTTTGATCGCCATTCCGTTGCCATCGAAGTAGTTTGCGGGGATTGCAAACTGAGTGTTGCGCATAAAAGCCGTGAGAGCTGCGGATGGTTTCCGTTTGAACTCAGGCCTGGTCATTTGCTCATTAAGGATATGTTGCGCGGTTCCCCAGAGCGAATCAGCATAATTTGCCATTGTTTTGTTGTTTTAGGTTAAAAATGAGTTACTTCTGCGTTTCCTCAAACGACTGAATGATCTTCTGGCCTTCTGTGCCCATCGGGTCGATTCTGTTTTTATACAGATACCCGTAAACGTCGTCCATCGTCTTGAACTCACTGTTTCCGCCATTTCCGCCCGGCTCGTTCCCGCCAGCTCTACCGCCTTTTTTCAACCAGCCCTGTTCAGCTGCATATTCGGTTAGAATTTCGCTGGCAGGTCTTGGTTTTTGAAGTTTGTCGGTCACAATCTGATCGCCTTTTTTTACAATCAGCTGCCCGGTTTCGTCTGTATCGAATTGATACTCCAGTTTCGCTACGTGAAGGAACTGTTCAGGTTTTAGGGTTTGCAGTTCTGCTGGTACGTATGCACGCAGAGCCGCATCGATCTTTTGTGATTTGAGTGTTCCTTGCAGTGCCTGAATAGTCTGCTCACGTTGCGCCACCTCAGTTGTGTAGGTGTTGCGGAGTGCTTCCAGGTCTGCGGTTAGTCGAGTTACCTTTTCGTCGGTCGGTGCTTTGATCTCGGTAGTGACCTTGTTTTTCAGTGCCGAAACGAAAACATCCATAGTTTTGCCCTCAATGTCGATTCCCTCTTTTTCCTTCCATTCCTTAATCAGCATTTCAGTTCCGGCCTGTTTGCCTTCGGTGTATGCTGATTTGCTGATACGTTTCTCGTAGGCCTCTTTTTCCGCTTCCGGGATAAAGACACCCTTTGGAATTTCGATCTCGACCTTTTCATCCGTGGTCAGTGCTTTTGTCAGTAGGGATTCATCTATCCCTATTGTTGCAGCAATAGCCGCAACGATCTGTGTTTTTTCCATGTTGGTTACTCGGGTTTGGTTTTCGCTGTTTTTGCTTCTGCCTTAGCGTCCAGTTCGTACCATGTCCGGCGGCTTTCGGCCATCGTGTTTAGCACGTGTGCCTCTTTGTCTGTGATCATGGCATAACCTTTTGCGGTCAGCTCTTTACGCTTCGGAGCCTTTTCTTTGTGATCCCATTCGGTCACCTTGTACTCCAAATACCTCTTCGGTGTGAAATAGTCCATTGTTTTGTTTGTTTTGGTGAAACTTATGCTATCGGCAACTGTGCCGGTATTTTCAACGCTATGTAGGCCGCAAGTTCTGATCGAAGCTGCTCTGCTGTCTTTGATACAATCTGGTCTGCGGTCATTTGGTCAGACCAGTCTGAAAAATACACCTTTGCCAGCCGGTCGGGCAGCGGTATTGCTTCCATCGCCAAAACCTCGACCGGCGAAAGGTGCACGAACGGCTCTACCTGAATCAACTTCAAAGCTGCCCCCAGTTGAACGGGATCATCCCTCAGTTCGCTATACCAGTACTGCATCAGTTTATAATCTTTGACCGCTTCGGGTGCTCCGTCTTTGATCGCCTTTTGGTAATCGTCCCAAATTGCAGAGGGTGTCTCGATTAAAAACCGGCGGCCATAATGCACCGAAGCGCCTTTGTAGGCCTCCCGATAATGGTAGTATCCGACCTGGTCGCATATCCATTGATCGGTTGCTTCAAACGTGGCGGCCAGTGTTGACAGGCGATCATGTACCGGCTGCTGGTCGATGAAGCGACCCGTGGCGGTCTCGTTCGATGAATACTCCCGGCGGTGCGTGCCCCAGAACGTATCATGCATCTTTTCGATCAACTCTTTTTGCTCGGTTCGGTACTGATCCCATGTTTTGTGCGACGGCTCTACGAAGCCCGCAACGTCCGGTGTGATGGTAGGTTGTTCGGTGCTGCTGGGTGTTTTCAGTCGGATCTTTTCGCTAATATCCTTGCGCTGTTTGTAGCCCGATCCGTCGCAAGCATGGCAGGTCTTACCGCCTTGCACAAGTCCGCTTCCATTGCAGACGTTACAAGGCGCTCCGTACTCCCAATAGATCGGGATTCCGTGCTGAAATTCGTGTATGTTCTTGACCGACGTGGTTCGCAGGTAGTGATCAGCTATGTCGGTGATATCGTCAAGGTCCGAGACCAATCTGGTCAGGTCTCCCGATTCCTTTGCGCCGTTGACCAGTGCCGGTGTTGACTTGTAAGGCAGTGGCAGTGGTTCACCGATCAGAGTAGGAGCGTCGGGATTGGTCACATTCCACATCGCATCAACTCCGGCGCCAACAACCCGGCAGTGTTTCTGGTCATCTGAATCGATCGGCTCAAAGATCACCCAGTCAACCGTTCTGCCGTCTCGCTGGTAGTTGCGTATCGTGTCAATCGACTTGAACGTCGGATAGCTGTATATCCCGTCCGATTCCATGAAGATCAATCCGGCGGCATCGGTGAAGTACTGCAATTTCCAGACGTCCTGCAACCACTTCTGAACAGAGCGGCCACCTTCGATCTGGTTGATATATTCGTTCAGCTTTGTGGTACTGGCAGTGCTGCCGGCTTCGATCAGACGTGAACCGCCCCGTGCCGTGAAAACCTTGTCGACAGGAGCCAGCAATTCGGCAAAAACGGCCTTGTTTGGGGTGCATGATTTCTTCCTGGCAAAGTACTGCTCTGCGGTTTCGTACATCTCGATACGATGCAGGTATTTTGCGGTCTCTTCCTGCGACCCGGTTACATGTACCCTGAGTTTTTTTGCGTCGTCTCGTGCCTGCTCCACCCATTTGGGGAGCTTTAGGTTCATTGCGACCCACTGCGGGGTTTGTTCCATCTTTTGCAGTTGATTTGTTGATGCAAAGATAAGGACAACCCCAACGGCTTGTCAAGTGCTAAAAAACTTGGTAGCCTGAACGACCCTCCATAAAAGCGTATCTGGCTGCATCGATCCCGTGGTTCAGCTCGTCAACAGGCTGGTTCACAGTGATTCCGGCAATTTGCCTAAGCCGGTAGTTTTCAAACTCTTTAACGGCGTTCGGATTTTTAACGATATGCAACCGCCGTTCTTTCATCAGATTGAGCCAGTACATGACGGTTTTTCGCTTCGATACCTTTTTGATGTTCCAACCCAATTGCTGCAATCCAGAGACCATCTCCACGGCGCCACGGTCTGAGGCGTACCGGTCGGAGCTGTCTGCAATGATCGGCAACCATCGCTCAACGCCGATTGCATCCAGGGTATCTGATAACAGTTGCGGCGTCTCGATCGGAGCGTAGAAAAGGTACTCGATATACAGGTCATTACCAACCTCCGCAAAGCGTACCGGAACGGTTGGATCTACTGTGAAACCAAAGTCCAGGCCGTACCAATAGGCCTCTTTCGCCTCCGGTGGAAACTCATCGATCCAGTTGATGTTTCTGAAAATCTTACCTTCCATTTCGCCACGTTCGCCAAGGCCGTACACCTTCCAGTTGTAGTCATCCGCTGTTCCAGCTTCGATGTTTGCCGGGTTTTCGGGGTCGTATGAGAGGATCTTTGCGCGTTCCTGTGGTGATATGTACGGGTTGTCCAGAAATGTACTGTGTACATGCAAAACATCCGGCCGACTTAGAACCTTGTCGAAAACCCAGTGCTGCGTTAACGAGGGGTTGTAGTCCATCACCCAAAACTTCCGGCATCGCATTTCGCTTTGGTCGAATATCTCCTGTGGTATGTGCATCGCCTCGTTCAGCCACACATAATCAGATCCAGCTCCGTGTATCTTTGATGGCTTATCCGCCCCTAAAAGGTTGACTTTCATTTGGTGAATATAAAACCAGTCTACATCCCGCTTCTGTCCGAAAGGGCTGTAAAGACCGAAGTCTCTCAGTCGTCGGTCGAGATCATCATATAGCGTGTATTTGAACGAGTTGTATGTTTCCCGGACAATATTCAGTGTTGACTTTTCAGGGTTTAAGCGTGTCGCAATATATATGAACGCATCAATCGCAGACCATGTTTTGCCGGAACGAGAAGATCCTTCCATTACGACGCCCCGGTGACCGGATACCAGTTCGCCTTTGTCATCGTACTGCTGATCTATCGCAGCCCTGCGGATCGCTACAAAGTTTTTATTGATCTTCCGTTTCGGCATCGTTCAGCTCCTCCTCAGGTGGGAACAATTCATCAACGGTTTTGCGCTTGTCTGTGATTGTGGTGTCGATTTGCTGCTGGATTAGTTTCACGCGGATGTTGTCGTCTGCAACTATCTTCATTGCAGCGATTTGCAAAGTTGCGTTATCACCAGCGATCCACTTTTGAAGCATGTAATCAACGGCCTTGCTCCTGTTTTCAGCCAGTGCATTCTTTATTGTGTCTAATTTTTCCAAATCATACTCATATGCAGTGGCGCGGCCGAAACTCAGCGCAGCGTAATCGATATGGCCGTACTGCATATACTTTTTGGCTTTGATCAGTTTGATCATTTCGGCCTCGTATTTCTGCTGGCGTTCCTTGTTCATGGGATCGTAGATTAAACCGCCGTGTCGTGCCTTGTGTAATTCAACGCCGCACAGGTTTTGATAATGTCGATCTGCTTGTCTGTTAGTTCTTTCATAGCTTTTTGATTTCAATATTAGGATCTAATTTTCGCATCCTGTCGATTATCACTTGGCAGTATTTCGGGTCTAACTCCATGCCGTAACATTTGCGATTAAGTTGGTGAGCTGCTGCCATTGTCGAGCCTGAGCCAAGAAAGAGATCGAGAACAAGATCGTCAGATTTAGAACTATTGCTTATTGCCTTAGACACTATTTCTATTGGTTTTGGTGTTGTATGTCCTTCCTCTCTTTTACTTTTCGCAATCCAAACGCTTTCTTGTTTTCTGTCTGAATACCATTTATGAGTTCCGTTATTAAACCAGCCATACATACAAGGCTCGTGTTTAGATTGATAGTCTGTTTGGCTTAAAACTATACTTTCTTTTACCCACACAATCATTGAAGAAAAGTGACAAAACTCTCGATACACTTTACTGAAAATATCCGAACACTTATCTGAATGAAAACAATAAAAAGAACCTCCATTATTGGTACTTACCATCATGTTACCAAACGCACCTCTCAACAAATCCTCTAAACCACCTCTATCATCATTATTTATGCCCTCATAACCTACCCCATACGGAGGGTCTGTAAATACCATATTCGCCTTCTCACCTGCCATCAGGCGTGCCACCTGATCACTGCACGTCGAATCCCCACACAACAGCCGATGTTCTCCGATCTGAAACAGGTCGCCAAGCACGATGTCTGTTTCGATCTGATCTGGTATCTCAAAATTATCCTCTTTGGCTTCCAATTCCTCAACACCCCACTCAACAGGCACATCCAACCCCCACTCAACCAACTCTTCTGTATCCCATTCATTCGCCAGTGTGTCCCAGTCCCATTCACCAAACCCGACGTTATCCGCAATGATAAACCGCTTCTGCTCCTCCGGTGTAAGGTCATCCGCCCGCTTTACCCACTCGGATGGAACCTCCTTAAACCCCAAATGCTGCAACACCCTTAATCGCATATTTCCACCAAGCACAACACCATCGGCATCAACAACCATCGGCCTCAATGCCATCATCTTAGGAAAGTCCTGAATTGACTTGCACAATTTCTCAAACTTCGCATCTTTGATAATGCGCGGGTTGCTTGGGTTTGGCTTAATCTGGTTTAGTTTCATAACCGCAAAGTTACTCCTTTTCGTTCGGCTTGTCAAGTTTGAGCTTAATCCGCTCTAAGTAATCCCATGCCCTGTCGGCAATGTATTGCACCAAATATGCGATCGGTTCGTCATTGTCGAAGTCAGCGACAAAACCCCGTTCTTTCGCAATGTAGCTGGAGATATGGGTTGCTTCGTGCGCTACTACTCCGGGGCTGATCGTTCCATTCGGGTTTAATGGGTTGAGGATAACGAAAAAACCCTGCATCCCCCTGAAGTTATTATAACAGGCGTGTGCGAAAAGTTCGTTCGGCTCAAAATCATGTAGGTATTTATTTACCCGCTTAATGTCGTTGGTTATCATTATTACCAACATTCCGCCGTAAATCGGAACCTGCTCTGAATGAATGTAAAAGTATTTGTTCTCTGTCATGGTTTCGGCTCCCCCAGTTGCAACTCACCCGCTTTGACCCGCTCCCGCTTTACCTTCACCGTGTCGAGGCTAACCCGTTCGCAGCGGCACGGGTAGCAGGATTGCAGGGCTATGATAGTGAGTAAAAGCAGGATTAGTTTCATTGGCTAAATTGGTGTATAAATTGTTTCAATGCGATTGACCTGATCGAGATCAAGTTCATACATTGTGACATTTGCGTAGTCATCCAACATTGATTTAATCATGTCGAGATGTGAATTTGGTTCTTGATCGGCCGCAAGGATATTTTCAATGTCCTTCAGTGTTTCGATTCGTGCCTGTTCAGCAAGCTCGAATGTACTGAACGCCCCAATCTGGAATTCATCCGGCTCATAAGGAGATCCGAAATACAGTTTTACGATGTGGATTTTCATTCTTTCCAGGGGGTTGATTCAACATACGCCGCAAACGACAGCACGATAAGGGCAAAGTACAGCGCTACGTACAAACAGATGCTGAACATATCGATGTAAAAGATAGGGTGCTTCATAGTTCTATTCTTAATTGTTTAATATGATTCTGAAACCGTTTTTCCGCTGCGTCGAAGTAATCTTTGTCCAGCTCAAACCCTGTAAAGTCGAATCCGCCATTGTAGGCAGCTATCCGGCTGGAGCCTGATCCGAGGTGCGTGTCAAGTATCTTGTCACCCTGTTTGGCGTAGTTGCGTAGGAGCCATTCGTAGAGTTTGACGGGTTTTTGGGTTGGGTGGATGCGTTGTGCTTTTTCTCCTTCACGCAACATCCCGTTCCACATTTGACGATATATTTTTACACTGTCAATCATCGAACAGCTGGCAATTTCACAATTGCTAAATGTTGAAAAGTCGTTTATTTTATCCCAGATAATTCTTCCGAAAGGCATTTCTGGAAATGGGTAGTAGTTGATCCCCCAAATTATTTGGTTTCGTGAGATTCGTAATAGTTCATTGAAATACAGGTAATTGGGAATATTACTGTCCCAAACATCGGAATTAGAACATAATCTATTTACTCCAGTGTTACTTTTATCCGAACCGTAAAAATTTTTATTGGATACTCCCTTAAAATACGGCGGATCAACGATAGCCAGCTCGAAATACTTATCAGGGTATCGAGCCATGCCGATCATGCAGTCCTCGTTATACACGACGCTGCTCATATCACGACCTCCTTCTTTACCTGCCGAATCATGTCCGAAGCTCCGATCTTGTCACGCTCCAGCTCGCTGAACGTCTGTTGCAAGCGATCTATCCATAGCTCTGCGAATCGTACAGCTACATCCCGCTGGCTGTCAGTTCGGCAGGTGCGAAGCGTGCGAAGTACCTTGTGATGTGTTGCTGTGATCATTTGCGGGTGGGGATTAGGATGTGACGGCCGTTGTAGGTTGTGAACTCCCAGTTGAACCTGGGGTTGAGCGAAACGCACTTGTGTTTCAAACCTTCCGGAGCGTGTCCATCGGCTATCCATGCGACTTGTTTTCTCTCTAGTGTTTCAGCAATGATGCCGTAGTCGTTTTTATCGACTTGGCATAACTCCACATTTTCCTTTTCCACCTCCACAACCTCAAACCCTGTTGCGGTCTTAACCAGTTCGTACCCTTCCGGTACGTTAATCTCGATAACTTGCTTTGCCATTGTTTTGATTATTTGGTGATTTCTCTGATTTTCTCCTTCATATTCTTTGCTTTTCGCAGAGCGTTGCGGTGATTGAGGGCTAACACAACAACGCCCTCGACCTCGAATTCTCTCATGCCTCGTTCTTTCTTTATCATGATCGCTTTTTGATCGTATACCTTCTTTATATCCTCCTTTTCTTCATCCGTTAGAAGATCGGTATACCTTTTATGCACCCCATGATAAGGCATCATAACACCTACCATTGCATAGGTAATCATTGTGAGGTAAATTGATCGCATGATCATTGTTTTATGTTGTTTAGAATGGTAAACCACTGTTTTCTCCAGCACCTGCAAAATCCCCACTCACTTCCGGCCTGAAAGGGCTTTCCGGCTGTGGCGCGGCTGTCGCTGTGTACTTCCAGATTTTTACGTCGGTATACCACCGGCCATTATACTCTCTGCTCTCGATCTCGATGTCCGCCTCGACTGTTTGCCCGACGTGCAGCATATCGCACTTATCACCCCACAGTTGGCAGGCTATCTGTTTCGGGTACTTCTCATCTAAGGTCTCCAGGATGATGGTTTGCTTCTGCCACTGTTTGCCGGCTTTGCTCATGCCGATCTCTGTCAGCATAGTTTGTGTAACTTTTCCTTTGATTTCCATGTTATTTGGTTAAATGATGTTATCGAAAAACCCACCCCATATCAACAAGCCTATAAGCCAGCCTATTGTTATCAATGTGAGCCAAATTGAGTACTTACCTTTTCTTTCCTCTCCGTGTTTCGCTATCGAAAAACCTATCTCGACTGCGAACAATAAGCATAAAATTATCTGTGCCATGTTATTTGGTTTGTTTGTAAGTTAAATCAATCTCGCAATTCCGGTACAATCGCATCAATCGTCTCCGGTACACCTCTAACCGCTCCGGCTCAATCCGGAATCCACGCCGCTTTATAGTGACCTGTCGGCAGTTGCTGGTACGCACTTGGGTGATTTGTATCATTTCACAATCTTGATTTCAAAACCCAGCATCTCGCTAATTTGCTCAACAGTAAGTTCTTTGGCTTCGATGTGATGCAGAAATAAATCCTCTTTGACATACTGCAACGCATAGCCATTCTCCTTCACGGCTGCGAGGCAGATCGCCTCGGTCTGGTCTTTGACGTACCTCAACGCATCGCCATTCTGCTTCACGGCTTCAAGGGCTTCCGCCTCGGTCTGATCTTTGACGTACTGCAACGCATAGCCATACTGCTTCACGGCTTCAAGGCAAATCGCCTCGGTCTGGTCTTTGACGTACTGCAACGCATCACCATCCTGCTTCACGGCTTCAAGGCAGATCGCCTCGGTCTGGTCTTTGACGTACTGCAACGCATCACCATCCTGCTTCACGGCTTCAAGGCAGATCGCCTCGGTCTGGTC